GTCGAGGCGTTGGGTAATGTGTCGCCCATTCTTTGTTCGCACTGTCGCGACCTGGCCGTCGATCGTCGCGATAACACCTTCGCGAGCGCTGAAACCGTAGCCATGACTTTCAGCTCTCACTTGCAAATAGCTGACCCGGTCACCGACGGTAAGCGGGTTCGTGGTAGCCTCTTCGTTACCGCCTTTGGGTTGATTCATTTGCATGGTGCTTCTCCTTTGGGTGGTCGGTGTCGAGGGGTTGCAGCCCCTTGGCACCACCTTCTTACTGGCTTTCGCCGGTTGGGTTTTGCTTCCGCACCAGGTGCAGCAGCAGGTTTTCAAACTCGACAACTTCATCAGTTGCTGACTGCCATTCCAGAACTGCCTGGATCTGTTCCCGGCTGCACTCCAACACCAGGATTTCCGGTTCAGTCGCCGCTCGCACTTCAAGAATCTCGATCAGGCCCGCGGCGCCGTATGCCTCCGCGTGTACCGTCTGTGATGTTTCGCCGAGCCAGCCCTTAAGCCCTTTAAGGAGCCTGAGCCGATTTGTTTCCCCGTTCTGGCCGTCACCGGTGATGACTTGTAAATGCATGGTGCTTCTCCTATGGGTGATTGGTGTCGAGGGGTTGCAGCCCCTACGCGCCCTGGAATACCCAGCAGCGGATGGTTTTTGGTTTATCAAAGGCATCGAGCGACCGAGCCGAGTTGACGGGCTTGTTCGACTCCAGAAACTTGGGTGACTTGCTGGTCTTCAGCAGACGCTTCAGGTCACTGAGCGGGGGAACCTGCTGCCGCTTGTTGGCGGCCATCTCTACGAATTCGTTGAGGTTCACGGCAATCAGCCCATCCTTGCGTGCATGGTTGAGCGCGCCTTTTTCGTCCATGCCATTGAGGAATTCATACAGGTCCCAAAACTCGCGCACGGTCGGGTGGTCGGCGTTGATCGCCTGTTGCCGCTCGACTGCCATGCGGTTGATTTCTGCGTGTGCGAGGGCCTTACGGCGCTCGCCGAGTGGCACGACCCCAGCCAGTGCATCCACCAGGCTGCGGAGTTGGGCGTGGTTTTTGGCGATACGCACGGTGCGCACGCCGGGCAGGGCCAGCAGTTCTTGTTCGTAGCCGGAGGTGTTTACCTCCATCAGGCGCATGGTTTCGGTTTCGCGTTGCAGCGCCTTGACCAGGAAGCCGCTGATGCTGTCCATCGGCATGCGTTCCAACTGCTCGGCGTATTGCTTGGTCTCCGGCGTGTGGTGCTCGCGCGTCAGGTGGACGTGGCAGATGCGTTGCAGGATGGGTTCTGAAGCGTTCACGGGGTTGTTCTGCGCGATCAGCAGGGCGGCGCGGAACGGCGGTTCGTGTGTGTCGTTGCCGTTGTTTTTCACACCGGTAGAGCGAACGCTGCGGCCGTTGTAGGCGGTTTTCAGTTCGTCCCAGTCGAAGTGTTTCACCGGCTGGCCTTCTTTCTGTTCACGCTCCGACTCGATAAGCACCACAGGCAAGTTGCTGACCTGCGAGAAGTTTCGCGCACGGCTGGCGGCGGTTGCTTTGGACGGGTCGAAGCCTTCGTAATCAGTGCGCCCGACCGACTTCCACAGCAGTTCCACCAAGGTGGTCTTGCCCGAGCCGGCTTCACCCACCAGCTCCAGGAACATCAGCGACTTGTGGATCTGGCGGATTTGCTCAGCGTGCAACGCTCCCAGCCACCAGGCCAGCACCACCAAGCCCTGTACACCAAAGCAGCGCCAGTAGATGTCGAACCAACCCTCGTTGTAGGCATTGAGGTCGGTATTGATATGCAGAGCCGGCGACTGGCTCTGCGACTTGATGCTCAGCTTGCCGAGGTCAAAAAAGTCTTCCTTGTTGCGCACCTGTACCTTGCCGCCATGAAAGGCCAAGTCGTTGAAGACGTAGGCGCCATGGTCGCGGCTGTAGCCGATCCATTCGATGGTGTTGACGGTTTTCAGGCAGTCCAGCTGCGGCGCCAGAATTCGTTTCAGTTGCTGAGCGCTGCCCTCGAACATCGCACCGTTGGAGACATTGAGCAGGCGATTGGCGAACTCAGGCGCCGACGTGAGTTGCTTGGCCGTGAACGTGCTTTTGATTGCAGGACCTTGCGGGCGCTCGATACGGAAGTAGTACCAGGCTTCATCGGTCAGGTCGTTGCGCATGTAATACAGCGCCTGGAAGTTACAGTTGGCGATGCTGGACACCGAGCCGGATTGGCGCAGTGCCTTGTAACGCCGCTGTTCTTCGTTGAGCAACTGATCCTCATGGCGTTCTGAACTCTCCAGATCGCTCATGGCGCGGTCGTACTTATCGAGGTCCAGCCGAAACCAATACAGCCGCTTGCGGAACGTGAAGTTGAATTCCTTGCGCTCGTCGCGCAGGTAGATGAGGAAGCCTTTTTCTTCAGCCGAGTCAGCCAGCAGCAAATCACCGTGGTGGCGAGCTTCGTCAAGATCCTGCTCGATCCGCTCGGCGCGTTTGTCGTCGCCCTCGATGGGCTTCCACCGCAGGTGCAGGTCGTTCCAGTCAACCTTTTTGCCATTGGGCTGCGGGATCACCGCCGCCTTGCAGGTGAAGCCCAGATCGCGTGCTTCCTGCGCCCAACGGCGCATGTTGGCCTTGGCGACCGGCTCGTTATCAAGTGCCCACACCAGCAGCGGCAAGCGCTTGTCAGCATCGTGGCGCAGTTTGGCCAGTGCTTTAAGTGAGTCAATTGGGCAGGGGGCGCTGGACATCATCGACACGGCCGACACGTTGTTATGCAGCAGCGCGATCGCGTCGAAGATGCCTTCTGTTATCCAGAGTTCGTCGACTTCCAGCAGGTCAACGCTTGGCGGACACCACCAGACGCCTTTGTAGCCGGTCAAGCCTTCGCCGGTGGGGCGGAAGCGAGCCTTCATATTGCCGAAGCGGTCTGGCCGATCGATCAGGCGTTCCCAGTACCCACCTTTCTCCAGCGCGAAACGTACCGTGGCGCTGCCGATGTTCTGCCGGCCATCCCAGTAATTATCCTGAGTGAACCAACCGGCGATCAGCTCAAATTTGAAGCCGCGTGCAAATTCGAGGTAGGCGCGTGCCGTCGCAAGAGGGTTATCCGGTGTCGACGGTGCGGTCTTGCTCCAGTCGTTGAACAGGTCGTCGTAGACGTCCTTTACGTGGACACGGTTGTCGCACTTCTCCTGCCGCCCGCAGATCAGCGTCCAAGGCGATTCATAGAAGGTGTACAGGGTCTTCTGGCGGCAAGCAGGGCAAACACCCTTACGCATGTAATTGGTATTGGCCATGTGCTTGAGCTGGTAGTCGCGCTCAATGCGCTGGATGACGTCGGCTCGCAGCCTTTGTTCCATTTCCATCGTGGCTTACTTCGCTTCGTCGAGGCTGTGTTTAAGGGCGCCAATCAGGCGTTTTTGCGCGGCCATCACCGGGAAAGCCGTGAGCAGAGAGCCGTGCCGTAAACCCTCGGGGATCATGCGAAAACGATCGTCATACCAGTACTCGTTGAACTGCGTCGAGTACTGAGCGCGCAGTGCCTGGAGCAGGGCTTCGGCCTGTGCGCGGGGCAGTTTTGCGGTGATGGCGATGTCGATTTCCATGATCCACCTCGGATTTCAGGCAAAGCTCACCCAAACCCACGGGAAGCGGGGCAGGGCGGGTTGTTTAAAAAGGAGTTACTGAGGGTGGTGCTTGTGCGCGGAATCGCGCTGGGCGAGCAGGGTCTGCGGCAGCAGCCTCGCCGGTACCGGGTAGCGCAGATCAGCACGGGTGTCGATCAAGTGCACGACCGTGCAGCCGGGACTGTTGCCCCAGTCCACGCCTATCCACTTGCGCTGATTGATCACCTGCAATTCAGTCCAAGCGTTGTGCACCAGTCGCTCCGCCATGAAAACAGGAACCTCCAGCGACGTGGCCAAGTGACGAACGCAGTTTTCATAGAGCAGGTCCGAGTCCACCAGGTACTGCGCTTCGTGCCGTTGCAGGTAAGCAAAGGCGGCACGCTGCATGCTGCTGCGGTAATCGTGGGTCAACTGATCGTGGTTCATTGCGCACACTCCATTTCCATTTGGTCGAGCAGGTCGGGTTGATCGTTGGCGGTCTTCATCGCGGCGCGGCGCAGGGCGATGTCGGCAATCGGCAAGCGCACCGATGGGTTGGCCATGCCGCTGGGACTCATTTCGTGAGTCATTTCGAACTCAGCGCGCACCGACCAGCCGCAAGCCTCGTTGGTGCATTGCAGGTAGGCCACGCGCAGGAAAATGTGTGTGCCTTCGCTAGTGCGGATACGCATGCGGCCGAGGCAGTGCGGGCAGACAAGCTTGTAAGTACTCACCCGGCAAACCCCCGACCGTGCAATTGAATGGTGGCCAGCACTTCGGCGTAGCGGGCAGACATGTAATGCATCAGCGCGTTAATGATTGCTTGGGCTTCGCAGGACTCAATGACACCGTCGTCGAGAGCTTTGGCAATGATCTGATCCACCATCCCGCGTTTGGCGGCGGCTTTGACTGACCGGTTGTACAACTCAACGTTGTCCAGATCCGCCGGCGCAGTCAGCGGAACGAACATGCCGCCGTATTTGGCAGCGATGTAATCCGGCAGGAAGGTCGTGCCTGCTACCTGTTCGAGGCGGTGGATGTGGTCGTCGCTCAGCGGTCGACTGCCGGCGTTTTCGTAGGCCTGGTTATCGAACTTTTTGAGAGACATGCCGAGGTCGGCGGCAGCGTAAATCCGGCCACCTTCGTAGGCGCCGATCACTGCGCTGACGACATCCTTTCTGCTGGCTAGAACTGGGCGTTTCATCTTCTGGTTTCTCCTTGGCTTCGCCGGCCCTACAGTTGATCAACAGCCTCATGTTCATTTGGCTTTGCATTTGGATCGATAAGGATGCCGGGAAGTACTTCTTTCCCGATCAGTCGTGAAATGTCTCTCAGGATGCTGAACGACAGACGCCCGCGTGGCAGCGAATCGTGTCCAGCCCACCGCTGAACCACTTGAGTAACCGTGCGCGGTTCGTAGCCGTGGCTGATCGCGAACTGACGGAAATTGCTTCCGTTCTCAATCAGCCGCGCCTGGATTTGGCGCTTTTCCATGGCTTGGCTCATGGTTGATGTGTTCCTACTTGGTTAAGATGTACCTGTTTGTTCGCAGTATACGCACCCAAATGAGTGCGTCAACCGGATCATATGAAAAAATGAGTATAGCCACGCGCCTGCGCAGTGTTCTCGACCACAAAGGCTTATCGATTAAGGAAGCCTCTGACCTTGTAGGAATCCCCTACAGGACGTTACAGAACTATCTTCTTGATGAGCGGGAACCCAATGCGAAAGCAATGGGCGCGCTTCGTACTCATTTGGGTATAAGTGTTGATTGGTTGCTTACAGGCGAGGGATCTATGTTTCACGGTGTGTCGGTCGAAGGGGCGGGGCCTGAGTCGGCGAATATGCAAGAGAAGGCCATGCTTGAGCTGTTTCGCTCCCTGGGCGATGCGGGCAAGCGGGAGATACAAAGCGCTGCTGAGGAAAAGAAACGCTTAATGGATGTCGAGCAGCGCCTCAAGGATTTGACTGAAGCCCTTG